GTGAAACATATTGCGAAAATTGTGCTGGTGAAATAGAAGCACATTGGCTATTAAAGGAGGAAGATTGTTTGGATTAACAACAGAAGTTATATTAATGGGAGTAATAGCTCCAATAGCGTTTTTATTTATATCTATGTACATAGCGAGTAGATAATGAAATGTAGTGTATATAAATGTGACGCTAAACCTATGTACAATAAAGTAAATTATATGTACTTAGGTAAAATCTATGATAACTTACAAGTATACGAAATAGTTTGTAATTTTCATTATAAACATTACAGAAAGGTAAACAAATGACATATCAATTTGTAGACGAAAATATGAAACATGACATAAACGAATTAAGTGTATCATTTACATTTAGTGGTGATACTACTGTAGAAGAAGCAACTGAACAAATAGATAATTTAATTAAGTTAGCTGACAACGATACTACAATAAAGTTTATAGAACATGAACACGATATTTATAGAATATCACCATATAGTGAAGTGAGTGTTACTCCACTATAAGAATTAAAGTTACTTACATTGCTAGGTTTGACTCCTTTGTTTGCCTAGCCGTAGCCCATAATGTAGGTAGCTTATAGGGTATAGAGTGCCGAAAGGCAAGGGTTTGTTCGATTGTATTTTCCCTTTTCATGCTTTGTATCCTATAAGCTATCTATTAGTAGGAGTTATAAAATTCCCTGTTTGTTAACGACTGAAAATAGGTAGCTTGTAGCACATTATAATAACGTAAAGCCATAGAAGCTGGGAGTTAGCGATAGTGCTTAGTTGACGATACTAAGAACCACACTAGGTCGCCTTATAGGTTCGAATCCTATCATTATGGAAATAACTAATAGTGTGTTACAAGCTATTTAAGTGAACATAGTTATGCTTTTTTTTCTGTGTTCACCTTCGTTCCCACATAAAAAAAATTTATGGGGAGGAATTAGCTATAAATAATAAACGACAAAATGAAAGGAAACTATGAACGAAATACATGTACATAATGTACCACGTAAAGAATATACTGTTCAAGTAGTATATGCTGGAATAGATGAAGGACCTACCTGGGAAGAACCAGATGTCTGGAATATTATAATAGAGGCATCTTGTGCTGCTACAGCAATGCAAGACGCTGTAAAAATAATAGCTACTGAAAGAGCCATTATTATGACTGATTATATGACAGCAGAAAACGTTATGAATGACAAAACACATTATACATATGAAGATATAGAAGAAATACGTCAAAAAGCTGCCGATGACGGAGTGTTTCAGAGTTGGCTAATGATAGAACCTTCAAGTATGCAAGTGTGTTTATCAGAGGATTTAGATACATTACGTGACTTAACTGCACAATCTATATCACATTCATTAGAACATGTTGCTGATGAAGTAGAAGATTTCTTAAAGAAAGGAACAACTAATGACGATGCCTAATGGAATGAGGGAGGCAACTCCCCCACCAGCTAACATTAATCCCCCAGGTAGAAAACCTAGGTTATTAACAGATGAGAAAGTTAAAGTGCTTTTGTCATCTCCTAGTGTGTGGTACATAATAGGTACTGCACCAAGGTGGTTAGGTGGTAACAAATCAAACATTGTGTCTATGACACAAAGAAATATCGCACACTTAGCAGACAAAGGTAAGTTTGAGATACAACAAAGAAAAAATAAATATAATGATATAGATATATATTGTAGATATGTACCTAATCATTTAGAACAAGAAGGGAATAACTATGAATAAAGACAAATGCTGGAAGCAAATTAATGCTATCTTGGGTAACTCACGCAGGATATTATTACATGGTCCTCCAGGTACAGGTAAGACCTACAGTGCAGTTAAACAAAATGCACCACTAGATATGGATGGTAATCCAAATGTATACCAAATAACAATGACAGAAGATACAGCGTCAGCTAACTTAGAAGGTTTTTATAGACCTGCTAAAGACGGTGGATTTGAATGGCATGACGGTATAGCTATTAAGGCTTGGCGTAATGGTGGCAGATTAGTTATCAATGAGATAGACCATGCATCACCAGATGCTATGACTTTCTTACACGCTATATTGGATGACCAAGATATTGCAGGTATTACTATAAACAATGAAGAGCAAGAAACAGTTAGACCAGCTCCTGGATTTCAGGTTGTTGCTACAACAAACAGTCCACCTGAGTCACTACCACTTGCACTTAAGGATAGATTTCCTGTAAAAATATATGTTGGCAGTATACACCCTAAAGCAATGGAATCGTTTCCAGATGAGTGGCACACTGTAATTAATGATACAACGTTAGTTGAAGACCCTGAAGACCGTATATCGGTTCGTTCATGGGCAGAGTTCTTTGCATTGCAAGAGAAAGGTTTTAAAGCGGAAGTAGCCGCTGAACTAATCTTTGCAGACAAAGCAGAAGAACTTATTGACGCTGTAACGTTATCTAATGCATAGCCAAAAAGCATACCCATATCCAGAAATTGTTACTGGTGAATCTTGGGAAGTTATAGGGACTATACACGATAGTCCTCAAGCTACAACTGACAACTTAAATAGACAAATGACAGTTCCTTTAGATAGGGACTGTCAAAGTTGCGGTATTAATCATAGTCGTATGATTAGACGACATGAATTAGGACACGTTAAGTGGAGTCCTAAGACAATGGGTAAGCTTAAACCTGGTGTACGTGCAGAAGCAGTTGAAGTATTAGAAGAAATTAGAATTAATCATTTACTATTTAGAGCTGATTTAGCTATACATGAAATATCTATGTGTAAAGATTTATTTGAACAACAAGCAATGAAACTTGTTTATGAAGGTAGTCTTTCTAGTATTATTTTGTTTGGTTTAGCGTCTAAATGGCGTGTTACTGACAATGATTCAACATCTAGATATGGTAGTTACAAGTTTTGTGATGAACACGAAATGATAAATGCAGCTATGAATATTATACAAAAAGATATAAATGTAACTGAATTACGTAAATCTGAATTGATTTATGCACAAAGAGTAATTAGAGATTATTATAATTCTATAGTTAGTACTAATCATGGTCAGACTATTAGTTATCGCAAGGTACAAAAATATGCAGAACCACTTAGTAAGATACTTGATATGTTTAGAGACAAACCTAAACAAGAAGAAGTATTTAAACCTAAAACAAAACTAACACCTAGTGAAGATATTAATCCAGAGCAATCAGAAGATAATGTTGAGTTAAAACCTGATGACGAAAATGTAGAAGATAGAACTAATCGTGATTTACGAGATATGATTTATAATTCTACAGGTGGTGTTGGTGCGTGGGGTGAGATGGAAATTCATACTCCACCATTGACTGTTAATTTACAAGGTAGACTTAAAGGTGGCAGAGCTTATAGACCTGCAGACTTTGGTTTTAATCCAAAATACATTAACAGATACTGTGTAGATAAGAAAATATTTAAACAAAAAATTAGAACACTTGGAGGTACAATACTTATTGATTCTTCAGGTTCTATGTCATTTAATGGTGAAGATATTTTAGAAATTATGCATTTACTACCAGCAGTTAACATTGCTATGTATAACGGTAGAGGTAATGTAGGTGATTTACGTGTTATTGCTAGAAATGGTAAGCGTGTAGATGAAAAATATCTTGAAAGGTATTCAGGTTACGGTAACGTTGTAGATGGACCAGCTTTAGAATGGCTAGGTACACAACCAGCTAGAAGAATATGGGTATCAGACATGATGGTGTTTGGTGGTTCAGGTGATACTTCTGGTTTTAATTTACTACAAGACGTTTACAAATCTTGTAAAAAGTATAACATTATTAACCTTAAGAACATGGATGAAGTAAAAGAACATTGTCTTAAATTAAATATGTGATACAGTGGTAAGGAATACAGTAACTCGCAAGAGTGCATGTGAATCCTTTCCACTTGTAAAGCTGTAATCGGTAGAAGAATAGAGTGCAGAGAGAACCTGCAACAAGGTAATTTCAATTATGTCAACATAAACCTATAGTGAACACTTCTACGCTTACCTACTGAGAGTATGCATAGCATCCATGACGGAGGTGTGAGTGTCCTAGGCAGGACGCGAAACACCGAGGGAAATGGAAAGCGGAGCATACTTGATAAAACTTACACATAAAAGAATTTACTATGTATAATAAACGACATGAAAGATATAAATGAACTGCTTGCAGAAGCAGAAACAGGGAAAATAAGCCGTATTTCAGGTAGAATAACAGAAGAAGCAATGCCTTTTTGGGAAGGTTGCGAAGCTAAAGTTATGAGTGGAGTACAGTTAAAACCATACGTGGTATCAAGATTATTAAAAGAAAATTTTAATATCAAAATAAGTGAATCAGCAGTTCGGAATCACTTTCTTAACTTGGCAGATAGTAATGTCTAAAAAATCTAAAAAAGATATAGATGAATTATTACTTGAAGCTGAATCAAATAAAATACAGCAACTTAAAGCAGACAACTTAAAGCTATTAAGACAATTAGATAAAGCTAAAAATAAAAAAGCTGACATGATTGAAGCTGTATATCAAGCAGTCTCAACTAATTTACGTACTTGGGACAAACCTAAAATACCAAAACCAACAATTAAAACTAAAAATAAAAGCGAAGAAATAGCTGTAGCTATACTTTCAGACGTGCAACTAGCAAAAGTTACGCCTAACTACAACACGCAAGTAGCTGAAGAAAGAGTAGTAGAGTATGCACATAAGATAGTAGAGTTAGCCAACATACAAAGAAACGCACACAAAGTATCTAAATGTGTTGTGTTAGCAGCTGGCGATATTGTTGAAGGTGAGTTAATCTTTCCAGGACAAACACACCTAATAGACGAAAGCCTATACAATCAAGTAACCATAGATGGTCCTAGAATACTTACACAATTCTTTGATACATTACTTGCTAACTTTGACGATGTAGAAGTACATTGGGTTATAGGTAATCACGGTAGTCTTGGTGGTAGAGCACGTAAAGACTATCATCCAGATTCCAATGCAGATAGAATGCTTGGAAAAATAATGTCAATGATATACGAAAAAGAAAAACGTATTGAATTTACTATACCCGACTCTAAAAGTGACAATCATTGGTTTGATGTTGCAGATTTAGGAGAAGGTTGTAGGTTCTTTGTATGGCATGGTGACAATGTACGTGGACATAGTGGATTTCCTTGGTATGGTTTTGGTAAAAAACTATTAGGTTGGAAAGCATTAGCATCACGTGACTTAATGCCTGATTTTGATTACGCAATAGCTGGACATTTCCATACACCTACAACTATGTACGTGAATGACATACGTTTATGGGTCAATGGCAGTACTGAAAGCTACAACACTTATGCATTAGAGCAGCTTGCTTCAATGGGTAGACCTTGTCAGTGGTTATTGTTTGCTAAACCTGGTCATGGTGTAACAGCAGAATACTTAGTAAAATTAAACGAAAGTGATAATAAATAGAGTATAATGTATATTATGAATGACTTAATTGTCAAGTCTAAATGGAAGTTAAATAGTATAGAGTACTCAGGTTTAGGAGATAAGCCTTACTTTATACTAACAAACGACCTTGGGGAAGTTAAATTAGTACCTGTCGAAAGAGGAGTACATAATTTACGTTCTTTATTAGACTTAGAAGAAGAATAATATTTTTTTTGTCTTTCCCTTTGGTTAGACAAAAATAAATATATATAAGAAAGGAATGTTATGAAAGATAACGTTGATTTGTTGTCTCCTTTTCCACAAGAGTTAATTAAAAAAGCTCCTGCTGGAAAATTTGGCGACTACGTACCACACGCTAACTATGTAGAAAGACTACGTGATAGTGGTGTGACATACTCCTGGAAGTGTAAACCTGTATACGGTTATCACGATGGAGAGAAAAGAATAGTCGGTGCCAAAGGTACTATCGTCATAGAAGGTATGGGTAGTTACGATGGTTTCGGTGATGTTGACACCTTCAAGCTTGGCAATGCTAAGTTTAATGACGGTAACAACCTTAAAGACGCAGAGTCTGATGCATTTAAACGTGCATGTATGCGGTTCGGTCTGGGTGTAGAGCTATGGTCTGGTAGTAAACAGACAGAAGAAGAAGCTACATCCTATGCACCTGACGGTTACACACAGGAGCAAGCAGATAAGGACGCTATGGTAGAGACTACAGTCAAGCTAGACATGCGTAAGAAAGAAAACAAGTTATCACCTGAAGACAAAGTTGCACATGCAGCTATCATGGACAGTATCTTAGGTACTGAGGCATGAGTCAGGATGTAACCTTTATATCAGAGACTGTTAGTGCAATGACTGCTAACATAGATTCAAAAGAAACTCTAGTCAAGGTACTTGGTTCAGCAAATCAATATGCAGAACTTAAAAAGTATCCTAAAGACAAGACAACATGGACAGATGAACAGTTACAAACTTGGTTTGATTATATTGAGAAACTAGCTGATATGCCTACTGTTGTTACAGATGAGTCCTTTGAACAAATGTCAATAGAACAGAAGTTAGAGTCTGTTGGCATAGAAATAGAAAGTAAAGAGCCAGGTGTACAACCAGCTGGTGACATGCTAGGAGGAGTTGTTAACAAAATGGAACAACAAAACAAATACAGAGATGACCTTACGTGTCCTTTCTGTAAACAAATGGTATACGATAATCGTAACAGTAAACGGTCAGAGAAAAGTCCAGACTTTACTTGCAGTACTAATGACCCCGTAACGTGCGGAGGACATAGTGGCAAGTGGCGTAAGTCTTGGTGGTTAGATAATGCTGACATACCTAAAGAATGGAACTTAGACGGTGAACCTAAGCCAGAGGTAGCACAAAGTGATGCTAACGATGGCGTTGTGCCTTTCTAATGAACAGAGCACAGCGTAGAGCTGCTAAGTCTAAAAAAAGTTTACAGTATCGTGGACTTAGAAAACAAAATAAGAAAGGATAACTATGATACCTAGTGCATTTAGAGGGGTAATCGTCCCTGCATATGTAAAAAGTAAGACACAGTTAGTTGCTTGGGCATTGGAAGAGTTTAAAGACTCAGACCCTATAACTAACTGGGAGTTTGTAAGAGAGTTATACTGCCATAGATTTGGTGGAATACTCTTTAACTTAAGAGCAGAAGGTTATGAAATAACTACACTGCCAACAAAAAAGAAAGGCTTAGTCAGTTACTACTGCACTAAAGTACCTTCAAGAACTACCATTAGCTAATGATAGAATACATTTTAGCAGCGTGTCTGTATGTAACAATGCCGACACCTGCTGATATGACTGAGTATCGTGAGTGCCGAGAAACAAACTATATGGTGTACTTTGTTGAAGAATGGTTGCCCACGGTACAAAGTTATTTTAAAGAGGAAGACGTTCTGCGTGCTTTAAGGATTATACATTGCGAAAGTAGTGGTAGACCTACTGTGATAGGGAATAACTTTAACGGGACAAAGGACGTTGGACTCTGGCAATTTAACGACAATACTTGGTCTTGGTTAAAATCTAAACTTGGTATAATAGGAGAACGAACAAATCCAGAAGTTGCTACAAGATACGCAGCTTGGCTAGTCTACAATGATGGCTGGCATCACTGGAACAGTAGTAAACATTGTTGGAAGGGAACTAATGAATAATGACGAATACAGTTATAAAGTTAATAAAAAATTATTGGACGGTATTGAACAATGTTTCAATTACGTTTGTGAAGATTGCGGTAAAGCATACATAACAGACGTGCCTTGGGACTTGAAATGCCTACAATGTGGTCACAATTATTATAAGGAGATAATATGAGTAAAGAAAAAACTAAAATAGATATAGATAAAATTAATATATTCACGCACCCTAGATACATGAAAGTATGGGGTTCACAATTTACTAAAGCTTGTGGTAGTGATACATTTGGTGTAGCACCAGACTTGTTAAGACTTAATTTTTTAATGGAAAAGTTTGTAAAAGATTACAACTTTCATATGGAAGAGTTATCAAAAACACATCAAGCTGATGCACATGTTAAAGATTACAGACGTTTAGAAGAAGAGTAGTGTCTGTACCAACATACAGACCATTACCTAAATATTTAACTATACAACCTAGCAAAATAGAAGGTCTAGGTCTGTTTACAATCAGGGCTATACGAGATTTAGAAACAAGCATAGGTGTCACGCATGTGTTTATGGATGATAAAGGACAAATAATACGTACACCTTTAGGTGGATTTATAAACCATAGCGACAATCCTAATTGTGAAGTGAAACGTTTACATGGTACATATGTAAATCATTTGTTTCCATTACGTCCTATAAAAGCAAACGAAGAAATCACACTTAAATATACTATGTATGATATTGATGGATAACTTGTCACAAATGCGTGAAGCTGCTCTAGAAAGGGCTGGAGGACGCTGTGAGTGGGCTTACTGTAACGATAACAAATGGTTAGAGCTAGCACACATACATGGTATAGGAATGGGCGGTAACAAGAAACGTAAGTTTGATATGGATAATGTAGCTATATTATGTAAATGGCACCACGATGTCTATGATGGTAGACAACAGAAGGGTAGTTCAGTAGCTTATAGAGCTTTGTTACAAGGTTTTTTAAAAAGAAAATACGTAGATTAAACTGTCAGACGAGACTAATAACCTGATTTTTTCTTTCCTGGTGTATCTTTACCAAACTTTTTTGATTTATAAGCTGATACATTTCCACCAGTATGTAACTTATTATATTGATTGTCAAACGTAGATTGCATTTTACGATAACCAGCAGCTTGTTTAGCTAACCACTTTTTATCACCAAAAATATCAGCATAGCCACCTTTTTCTAGTTGACCTATTGTATGCTCAAACCCTGTAGCTTTTGAACCTGCTATTTTAGTAAGCATTTTAGCTTGGTATTTTCTTTTTTCTAATTCTTTTTTACCAAGTCCAGCATATCCTTTACCTACTTGATATTTGTTAGGTATTTTTTTAGCTTTTCTCATTAGTAATTTAACTTACTTCCTATGTTTTCAGTATTTCTATCTTCCCATAAAGGAACACCTGTACCAGTATGAAACTGTGTACCACCAGGACCTAATGCACGTTTAGTACCTTTATAAATACCTTCACCAGCAGCTAATGCAAGACCAGCTATGTTTATACCTTTAGATATTTTTGCAGCTTTAGCCATATGTGCGGCGTATGCACCTATAGGTTTTCTAACTGAGTTCTGTATTTCACCTATACCTCTTAATTGGTCTAATCGTTTCATAGTCTTTGGGTCTAAACGATGTTTTAAATCCATCCTAACTTGTATAGGGTCTCTAACCATTCCTTTTATACCAAAATTATTACCTATTCGAGCAGTACTTTTTATAATAGGTGGTTTGTTTAATCCACGTGTATTACCTATAGGTTTACCTTGTGGATTAATTGTACCTCCACTTGGTTTAGGAGACCAAGAATTTCTAAATTTAGTATCATATACAATTTTTTTATCTGATACTTTTCTAAAAGGTGCTATGTATTCGCTAACCATTTTTACTTACTAACTGTTATTTGTTTCTTTGCATATGTTTTGATTACTGCAAGTGCAGCACCGCCACCAGCTAACGCAGCTAACTGAAGTACTTCAGCATCTACACCAACTAGAGGAGCGACTGTTAACGCACCAATGAACGCTTCAACGAAGGTCCAGCTAGTTCTCTCTATCATATCTTTAAGTTGTTCACTCATTTTATAACTCCATGCTTCGTTCCAAGGAGTCCACGCTACGTCTTTTTTAAACGTCCCATCAGAATTTCTTTTTCTCTTAAATCTTTCAAGCATATTATGCCTGTGGTTTCTTGTTGTATAGTATATCATCAAAAGTTTGCTTCGGCAACATACTCAACATTGACAATGCAGGGTTTAATTTAGTAGCAGTTTTAGCAATTTTACCTGCACCGTATGCAAGACCTACTGCTTTTCTAGCTTTTGCTGCTAATGACGCATCAGCTTTTAACTTAGCATCAGTTGCTCTAATACCTACACCTTTGTTAGTAGATTTACCT